CATGATGGTGTAGGTCGAACCTTGCTTGAGGGTCTTGCGATCACCTTGACGCAGCAACTCAATGTGCGTGTTGCGAGCGCGCCGCATGAGGTCCACCGCATCGTCACGGAAACCATCGTGCGAACCAAGCTTGACGAACGCCCGCAGCTTGCGGAGTTGCTGAGCGCGCGACTTGTCCGGGTCGTCGTTCGGCAGCCGCTCCAGTGTGGCTTCATCAGGCACAATGCCAGCGTCGGCATAGTCCGACTTGGCGATGACACCCTCACGGAACTTGTCGTAGATATCCTCGACCTGTTCAATGGTGATGAACCCACCAGCCGCAGCCTCGGTAACCTCTTCGGCAAGGCCGATCATGCTGGTCTTGCCAGCGCCATGCTGCGCGCCCAACTTCAAGACGCGCGTCTTCAACGCGGCATAAAGCTTGTTGACCGACATTGCGGCAGGCGGGTTGTTCGACCCGTTCGCCTTTGGCGCAGCAGCGCCAACGCCAGCGGCATGCTGATCAGCAATGTCTTGATCAGTGTCGCCATTACTCCCTTGAGTAATATGCTCAGCAACACCGGGCGCAAACCCGCCCTCTTCGCCAGCGACGAACGACTCTTCGATCTCGTTATCGACATCGCCGGTATTCTGCAATGGCACACGCGCCATATCTTTACTCCTGTTTACTATGGGCCTACGCCCGTTTTTCATGCCGACAATCGGCAAGAAATGTTACTTAAGCACGGTATCGTCACCATGTCAAGCACTAATTTACACTTATTCACACAACTAATGCGCGCAGTTCTCAAGCATACGCGCATGGGTTGAGTGATCCCCGGATCAACCCCCGGACTTAGATCCGGGGGCGGGGATGCTCGCTGTCAATAGCAGACCAGATCAAACCGGCAATGGAAAGAATAGCCATGCTGCCAAGCATCACTGCACCCATCGCCTGATCTAACGTCATGTAGTCAAACACATTCAAGCTCATACTTACTCTCCGGGTTATTGCTCACCATACTCCGAGACAAGCATGTCATATAGCCATGTCTCGCTCGGTCCTCGCGTGCATGGTCCCGGCTTGTACTCGCTCGCACATAGCGCGGCATACAAGTCTGACCATTGCCCACCGTGATAGTCATTGGCGAACCAATAGATCGCTTCCTCAATATCGAACTCAAGCCCACTGCCAGCGCCGCCAGCTTGATCGGTTAAGAACGCAACCATATCATCGCGTGTTGGGTCTTTCATCATTACTCCATAGAGTTAGCTCACTACAATTGCGGCGCATTACTGGACCGCAATCATGCTGAGTTAACCCCCCGGGCTTTAGACCCGGGGGTAGTCGCGCCGGGTTTTAGTCGGCGGGGTTCATGACAACCTCCTGTGTTAGAGAATGCGCCTCCCCCCGGACTGTGATCCGGGGGCTATAGACGCTGCCCTTAAGACATGCTACTCCAAAGCTGGTCGAGGTTGTTGGAAAGATCAGCCTCAATCTCGGCAATCGATTTTATGTGTGAGAATAGCAGCAACGTGCCAGCCGGGAACGGCGCGCGCCCACAGTCCTCGTTGTACCAGCGCGTAACAGCGCCAAGTTTGTCGTCGCTCACGCCCGCCATGGTTTGCATCGGGTCGGTTGCAGGCTGTGCAATGGTGTCGAGTTTGATACCGCGCTCATGTGCGGCAGCAATGGCGGCATGCAAACCGCCTTTGATAATAAGTCTAATCATAGCGCTTTGTACTCCTATTAGCACCAGATGATATTGGACCACGGTGCAATGCCTATCCATGCCAAACGAAAATCACACTCCATTACGAATGGAATGTTCCATGGCTTGCGCTCATACTTCATAGTGGACGATACTCCCTTGAGATGAGATAATCCGCCCTCACAGAGGGCGATATTCTCTCGACAGACAGAACATGAATGTAAACCGCCCAAGCTTGACGAACCGCAACCCGCCAACTTTACGCGTTGAAACGTTGAACAGGCTACGCATCGTGTATTACTCCGTTGAGTTAGTCGCCGGGTTTGCGGCATCGAATTGGCCGCGATCCCATTGATGATGGTCTTCGCTATCGCGGTGGTAGTCGCTAGGTAATCCATACAAACCACGTTCATATGGGGTCATCGCGTTAACGTCTGGCGCGATATAATCCCAATGGTTACCGGGTTTGCCTTGTGAATAATACCACCATATACGGTTGAACTCGGCATGAAGAGGCGAGGTCGATGGGTATGGGTTGGCAGTGAAAGGTTTCTTTTCCACCACAGCAATTTGAGCTTGCTGTGCTGCTTTAATCATTGCTTCATTATGTCGCACTTTTTCCAGCTTGGACATTTTAGGACCTTGCTGCATATGTGCGACATACTCGGCAGTGAACAATGCTTCGAGATGATCGAGTAAAGGGAATACCTTTTGGATATGTGTTGATAACTCTGAAGAGATATAGCTAATCCCTGCCAAACGATAAATGTCGTTTCGCACACGGTTAAAAGCTATTGATGGTGTAGCGTTCATGGGCATCGTGTATACTCCACGTGTAAGGTACACGTAGCACTTTACACGTTAACATGCACCGTGTCAATCAACCTAAAGTTGCATTTAATACAACCTTGGGTTGGTTGACGGGATGGTTCATGTGTGGTATCAATGGGTTAGAGGCGACGTGAGGTCGTGGGGAAGTATGTTAAATGTAGTATTATTGGGACGAATTTAAAGATGGGGGGTAAACGCGTTCTAACCTGTACACAATAAAAAAATTCTCTATAGGCTTATATATAGCATAGTAGTTAACACATACACATGCTTTTCTATTTTCTCCTTTGTTTGCCAGAGTTTACAGTATGTGGTTTTCCTATAGGCCGAACAGATAGAAACGATACAAGAACGAATTAGTATTATTCAGAAGTATTATGACATTCACCATAAATGATGAATAAACGCACGAATGGCCCCCCGCCTTGCGGCGGGGAGTTATTCACTGATTAACAATGGAGTCCAACCAGCGTTGCAACGCGTCATAGCGCTCCAATTCGAGTTCTTCGAGGTTCATTAGTAGATTACCCTCCTTATGCCAGACTTAAGAACGCGCGACTTGCGCGCCATTGGTTCTACTTGGATTGCGTTTGGGCGCGTGTACGTCACACGCACGTCACGCACACGTGCGCGAGGCGCGCACATAGGATTGTGGGGCATAGGGTCGTAGACCTTGCCCTTGACCTTCATAGGCCGTAGCTTGCGTCGGGATTTAATCATGGTGCCCTCTAGTCAACTTACTCTTTTGAGTAAGCTCACCCGAAAGCACGATCACGCGCCGCATGACTATTGCCGCAAGTGCGAAACTTCAACGCAATAGCTCGCGCCAAGCCTTCCGGGCATTACCGGGTAGACTTGGCGCGCTTATCGTCGCAAGCGCGTGATCGAAGCTTTAGGTCTTTGGCCACCTTTTGGGTAAGGTTCGCCCGTGGATCAGCTACTCTTAACCTTCGCTTTCATCCTACCTTCACCTTACCGCACGGTGTTCCGCGTTCTCGGGCTATCCTCGGACGAAGGTCCATTACCCTCGCTGTCCAATTAGGTGGCGGGCTATTACCCCCGCGCTTTCCGACACTGCTCAGCTTCCGTCAGCGCGTCTTGCACGTGCGCTGACCTACTACCCGAGTGCGATCACCTTCAGAGCAGTCCAAGCCCCTAGTCCCCTACCGTAGCCCTTACTCTAGTGAGTTAGCTTAGCATGGGAACATCATACTGAGAAGGCGCGATGGGGTCGAGGGACACCCTATCTGGACCAAGGCATGGACCGGCGGCTGGCCCTTTAGGTGTACATACAATATTTTGGGACCCCAAGTCGCCTAATACTTAGGCCGCTAAACGCGTCCTACTTAGTGTCCAAAATAACCCCATTACTCCCACGTGTAATCCCTCCGTACAAATACCCATTGACACAACAACCCCAAGTATTCACATTACTCACACGAGTAAACATTAAGTATTACTACCCCCCTTGACAATAACCCTACAACATGTTATATTACCCGCCGTGGGTAAGCTCTCCTGCCGGTTCGCGAGCCCACACGCGCGTAGTCAAACCCCATGGTGGATGAGATGCTGTCCCTCCCACTGTGGGGTTTTACTCGCTAGAGTTAGGCAGGCATCTTCATGCGAACCGGCCATATACGTCAACAATGGACCTATAACGCCCCTCCCACAATAGCATCCTTCCTACAATCCAACGCCTTCGGACGATTAATCTGGGGTCCGGTCGGATCAGGCAAAACCACCGGGTGTATTGTCGAGGCTGCCAGAAGAATGGCGGAACAAGCCCCCGCATCCGCAGACGGTAGACGATATACGCGTATCGCCATTATCCGCCAATCCCTGAAAGACGCCAAAGCCACAGTTCTAAAAGATGTGCGTGGGTGGTTCGGTTCTATTGCCGATTGGCGGGTGTCAGAATCAACGCTCTATCTTGAGTACGGCGACGTTGTTTCCGAGTGGCCGTTCATACCTCTTGATGAGCCAGATGACGTGAAGCGTCTCCTCTCCCTCCAACTCACAGCCGCTTATGTCAATGAGTGTATCGAAACGGACATTAATTTACTCTCTGACATTGCCGGGCGTGTCGGTCGCTATCCCAATAATGATCAAGGAGTATGCTCGTGGTCGGGTATATGGGCGGATACAAACGCCCCCATCCTCAACACACCGTGGGCGAATTTCCTCGCTAACCCACCACCAGAATGGCAGGTCTTCCATCAGCCGGGTGGGCATACCGAGTATGCCGAAAATCTCCCGCACCTTAACCAAACGGCTGAGACAATTCTCTTGCCGGAAGACGACCCGAGGCGCATAGAGCAGGGACGCGGGTACTACAATAGACTCTTGAGCGTCGGTAGCCCCGACTACATACGTCGCTACGTCTGGTCAGAGTTCGGCAGGGACCCCTCTGGCGCAGCGGTGTTCGCGGAGAGCTTCAAGTATGATTACCATGTGTCTTCCACCCCTCTTTTGCCAGTGTACGCCCGGATGCTTATTGTTGGGCAGGACTTCGGGCGGTCCCCATGGTCCCTCATTTGCCAGTTGGACCATGCTGGTCGGTTATTGGTGCTAGAAGAGGTTGCCGGTCGTGGACCCAGTGGAGAGAGTATTGGGTTGGAGCAGCACACCAAACAAAATCTCATACCGGTTCTCCTCCAGCCCCAATACGCTGGTCGTGCGATTGGATTGGTCGGAGACCCCAGCGGGCAGTCCAAGGACTCCCTGTTTGAACTTAACTCTTTCGATTTACTTAAGCGCTGCGGACTTGCAGCAGAGCCCGCGCCTACAAACGATCTGGAGCCGCGACTTAGAGGTGTGGAGAGCTTTTTTACGCGAAACGTGGGTGGAGGTCCCGCTATCCTCATCGATGGGACAAGATGTCCTACACTGGTTGCTGCCCTCAACGGACAGTACAAATTCGCCACCACCGCCGACGCCAGCGGCGGGATGTACGTAAAGACTATACCCGAGAAGCTGCACCCGTGGAGCGACGTGGCGGATTGTTTGCAGTACGTGTGCTTGGTCACTGGTAACGCGGGCGCGTATGCGTGGGTGTTGGGGCGAGTTGCAAACACCTTACGCCCGCGCCGCGCCATGCGCCAAGCCCCAAGCGCTTTAGCGTGGACTTAATACGTTATCGATGTTCGCTACGCTCCATCTCCTAGCCTTCGTTCGCGCGCTAGGAGCGCTCACTCAGGAGAGTAAAGTGGCCGACGTAACCACCCTGAAGGTTCTTGACCCCTCCAAGCCCACCCCGAACGAGGGCGTAGTGCGCATCCTGCGCGATGCGCTCGCCCGTGCGAAAAGTGGGGAGGTGCGCGGGGTAGCGATAACGCTGGCCGTCATCGACGCGGAGAGCCCGTCGGGACGCGGCTCGATCCATTTGATGACCTATGAGGCGAACTATAAGGACACGCTGTACACGGGCGTGGGTGCGATGGAGTTCAGCATGAAGCTCGACATGCACAAGGGCGTGGTGGACGTAGACAAGCTGGAGCTAAAGGACCACGACGAAAGTGAAGACGAGCTATCTTGCGCAAATTCATGCAGCGCAAGCTTGCATGAAGTGTCTGAACCACCTACAACTCCCATCGCGCGTGCAGACGCCGCGCGATCTAAAGTTCTTCCAACGGCAGACCGTCAAACAATTTACTCTGAGAGTACCGACCCTCGTCTCGCCCCCGGATCAAGTCCGGGGGATCAGCCGCCAGCCCCCCGGATCGAAGTCCGGGGGTTACCTCGTGCTCCAGTGTCACACTCTCCCCTTGGTAAGCTCCCAACGAAATAGGCGTCACCCCCGCGCCGAGGTTGATTTGCAGATTGAACGACTGGCCAGCGCCCGCCGCCACCGGTTCGTTCATGCCAAGTCCGGCCACCTTAGACACTACTTCAAACGCCTTGACCTTGGATGACAGCGGCTCTTTGGGATCGGTCATCGCCAAGTAAAAGTGCGGCAGCGCCTCCTCAATATTCACTGCCGCCTTAAGCTTGATCCGCTTATGGGTGTTGCCCGCGCCTTCCCACTCAGACTGCGCCTCACCCAACATCTGCCGGAAGGCGCGGGTATCCGCCAACACCTCGTAGTCATCGGATGTAAACCCTAACCGATTAAGCACGGTTTTGGGTTCTTCAATGCCGCGCACGATACCGTGGGCGAGGTCGCGAAGCCGCTTTTCGTCCTCTAGGTTGAAAATTTGGGCCATGAAAAATAATCCTTGACATGGTGTCGTAAATGTGTTATAGACCAAATTCGCACAGGAGTCAAGTTAACTCACGAGAGTAAGCCCTCGGCAGGGAGGGCACGTACGCAAGCTTGTGCAGCGTACACTTGCACAAGTACACGAAGAACGGACAGCATGGCGGCGCTACCGAACGCACCCGCGCTTCGGGTTGTTGGCAGGGACGACAGCCTTGCCCAACAACAAACGATGGACGCTGCCCGCGCGCAAGCATATGCGCCACCCCAAAACGCGAGTCCTTTTAGTGGCCAGCCACCCGTAGGGTTGGCGGGGTTTATTGTCGATCAATATACGCTGATGCGCAGGCACCGCGACACGGTGGGGCGCGGATGGAGCGATAGGCTCCTTGCAAGCTTGCGAGCTTTCAATGGCGTCTATGACGACAACGTAATCCAAGAAATAAAGAAGTTTGGCGGCAGCAACGTCTACGCGCGCATCATTGCGATGAAGTGCCGTGGCACTTCATCGTTACTAAGGGACGTGTACTTAGGGACAGATAAACCATGGGGCCTTGAACCTTCCAGCGACCCCGACGTTCCCGACGAGGTGGTGCAGGCGATAGCAACGCACATTGGGGAAACCGTCACCCAACAGATACAGGCGCACTTCGCCGCCGCACAGGCGCAAATGGCGCACCAGATCGGCACGCAGGCTGCGCAGGCGATGGGGCAGGCAGGTTATCCCGACGCTTCGGGAAGACCTACGCAACAACCGCAGCATCCGGCGTTTGTGGACGCCAGCATCCCTTCGCATGCGTCAGGGCCTTCCCATGGGGCGCTCACAGGCTCGCTTCCACCGGGTCTGCCTCCTTCTCCCAACGCCAGCCAAGGGGCTGGCCTGCCACCACCCCCGCCACCTCCACCGCTCCCTGACCCGAACTCGGTCAGGGACGTGTACGACCTGATGATGGAGGACGCCCGCGATGAGGCGAAACGGAAGGCGGTGCAGCAGGCGAAAATTGCACAAGACAAGTTAGAGGAGTATCTGGCGCAGGGTGGGTTCTACACCGCGCTGGCTGAGTTCCTTGTCGATCTGCCAATGATGCCCTACGCTTGCATCAAGGGGCCTACGGTCAGGATCAAGACCCAAGTCAAGTGGACCAAGGACGTATCGCCGTTCCCAAATACGCCCGCGCTTCCTTCACCCTCTTCACCTTCTGATCCATCAACCACTATTCCAAACCCCATATCGGGTATACCCGATATGGGTACTAATACGCTACCATCCCCGTCGGCCCCTTTGCCTTCCGTGGGCTTGACCGGAATGGGTGGCGCTGGGGGGGTTACTCCCGGAGTAAGCACAACTGCTCCCATGGGTAACGGTGCGAGTTCACCCTTCGCCCCCCAAAAATCACCCCCCAAACAACAACCGCAAATCGCCAAGCCCATCGTCCAAGACGTGCCGGTGTTGTGCTGGGAGCGTGTCAGTCCGTTTGACATCTACTGGACCCCCGGCGTAGCGAACATTGAGGACGCCAATGTTATCCAGCGAAGTCGTCTTACACGAGCTGAAATTAACACATTGCTCGATCTGCCGGGGTTCCTCACTGAAGAAGTACGGTCCGTCTTGGACGAATATGGTCGCGGCGGTCTGGTTGATAACTGGGACCAAACCGACTCCGAGCGCTCGATACTTGAAGGGCGAGAAGACCCACGTTTTAATCAGAGCGGTCTTATAGCTTGCTTGGAGTTTCAAGGCAATGTACAAGGACGACATTTACTTGATATTGGCATGGACCCTAGCCTTATCCCCGATCCCCTTCGCGACTATTTCGCCAACTGCTGGCTCATCGGACGGCACGTCATTAAGGTCCAGCTTATCCCTTCTCCCCGCAAGCGTCATCAATATTATGTCACCAGCTTCGAGAAGGTCCCCGGCAACCCGGCTGGCAACGGCCTGCCAGACCTACTGGCAGATGTGTCTTCGGTGGCTAATGCTACGCTGCGCGCTCTGGTTAATAACCTCTCGATTTCATCAGGCCCGCAGGTAGTCGTCAATGACGACCGGATGGGCGATGGCGAGAACGGCGAGGATATGTACCCATGGAAGCGCTGGCACGTTAAATCCGACCCATTTGGCAACAACACCGAAAAGGCGGTCGAGTTCTTCTCCCCTGCCAGCAACGCCAATGAGTTGCTTGCCGTGTACAGCGCCTTCAGCAGTATGGCTGACGAAGCGAGCGCTATCCCGAAGTTTATGACTGGCAGTCCTCCTAG